CTGCCAGTTCCGGCACATATATCCGCTACCGTTCCGGCCGTTCCTGCCATTTCCGACGCCAGTGCGGCCACACAGTCAGGTGTGTAGTCCTGCTTTAATTCTTTTCTGTCTCCGTGTTCTTCCTGGTAATAATTTAAAAAGAAATCCTCTTTCATGTCCGGTGAGATTTTCGTTATCTCGTTGAAACATCGCATTCGTGCTTTTTCGTCCATGAGAATCTCCATCACTCTGTCCGGCATTTCATAACTTTCCGTAATACCAAACAACTCATTGATTGTGTTCCGTTCAAGCACTTCTTTTCATCACCTCCTCATTGATAAAAGCGCAACTTTCCGCAGTTGCTTTTTGATATTGCAACACTTACGCATTGCTTTTTTTCACCTCTAATCAATTTCAAAGATTGCTTGGTGATTTGATATGCAGCCATTTCTTTAGTACTCTCGTTTGATATTCTTGGATTTGCTCCTTTTCCGGTATGCTCGCACCTTGCTCCACATAATACTCAAGTATTGCGAGCATACTCATTTTGTACAAGAGCGCTTTCAGTGCCAGAAAAAAGCAAATAATTACAAGTAAAATTATCATTTTCTTAAGTTCCTCCATTCTGGAAGTTGCACCATTACTTCAAGTGAAAGCATTACGCCGGCCGACGGATTTGTACTTTCAATTTTGTATTCGACTACGTTCTTCAACCTTTTTCCATCCAACCATATTTCGTTTTCACCTTTATCGTTTTGAGATAAATGTAAAATCATTTTGTTTTCTTCGCTCATCTTTCTATTACCTTTCTTGCATACCTTTCACTTCTAATCGTCTTCATTGCAGCCTTTACGGCCACACCTGCCTTTTTCGCATCTTTTTCTTGTATTACGTTATTTCTCAACAATGCATCAACGATTATGTACACCTCTCTGTTTCTTTTCATCTTTGCTCCTTTCTTGCTTTTCTCCGTCCTTTCCTTATAATGGTAATTACAGCCCTGCTACGGTTGAATACGTATAGGAAGGAGGACTTTCATGACTAGAACTGAACTATTAAACGCCTTGAGTCAAATCGCCCTTGACGCAAGACTCGCTTTCGAAGATGGCGACAAAGAAGCTCTAATCAAAAAATACGATATGCCCTTTGGGGGCGAAAACGGAAAAGCAACCATCATATATTCATTACAACTCGTTGCTGCTCTTGATTTTGCTTTTGGTATCAAGACAAGCCACGACGAGTTGTTTGCTATGCTTCCGTCGGTTTGTCATCAGCTTGGGTACACTCTTCTGGGACAAGTTGAGCCGGGGACAAATCAGCCTGTATCAGCATATTGTATAGACGTGAGCTGATAATTACTTTGTCAGCCATTTGCTCTTCGATTTTTTTGAGGTTGTACAACTGTCTGACTTGGTTTCCTGTTAGTCCACTATCTACTGGAACCGCCGAACAGTAACCAGTACCTAATTTGGAAAAAATCTCTTTCAAGGGCTCAACGCTTTTTCTATTGGCGCTGAGTTCTTTTGTTGCTTCCCTCATTGCTCTTGTTACTCCCCTCATTGCTTTCGTTGCTTCCTGCAACGCTTTTGTTAATTCTGATACTTCGCTCATCCTTTTACTCCTTTCTCGCTAAATCCTGCCGAGCTTTTAATGCGCCAGCGTTTGATAAAAGAATCGCTCTATCTTCTTTACTTAATACAAGCAAGATAGAAACAAATTCTTTGATATCTTTCCGTTCCTCTGGTGTCATTACTTCTCTTTTCATCGCGTTCACCTCCTTTTTAATATGAGAATCACAGCATAGATGCTTGCCATCATTGAAATAACATCCAATGCAATTTCGATTTTTTCCATCTTCTTGCTCCTTTCTTTATTGACAACGAGTGCAAAAAAGCCTATTCTAGGAGTAGGTGGGGCTTTCGCCCCTTCCTTCTACTCCAACAGTTTTCTTAACAAGTCTAGCAGCGAGTTTAGAAACTGTACTATGGCGGTGATTAAGACTATTATGTATACGTCTTTTTTGCCGTCTTTTTTTGACTTCTTTTTACTCATGTTGTTTCTCCTTTCTTGTTGGTATATTACAATTATATGTTGGGCAATGTCATTTGTCAATACTTTTTTGTAATTTGCCAACAATTTTAGATTGATTTTTGTTATTCGATATGATAATATACACTCAAAAGGAGGCTTTATAATGGATACAAGAATTAAAGAATTGCGAACAGCACTCGGATTATCACAGCAGAAATTCGCGGACAAAATAGGAATCGCACGTGGCAACATAGCCGCGTACGAAGTAGGCAAAAACAAGCCTAGCGACGCAGTTATATCTCTTATTTGCAAAGAATTTAATGTCAACGAGGACTGGCTCCGAAACGGTATCGGTGATATGTTCAAACAAAGAGATGGGTCCTTTAGTGAGATGCTTTCCGAACTGGACGACTCTGACGATGATTTTATCAAGTCTTTTGTTGCTGTTTACATGGAACTTGACGAAGATAGCAAGGAAGTGCTTAGAAAAACCGCCCGCAAAATGGCAGAAAAAAGAAAGAAGCCGGACTAGTTGCCGGCTTCTTTCTTTGTCTTATAATACGTGTTTGACTATAGACATTCTTCGTACTATATACTATAATAGTTTAGCAAGTAGAGCTTGCAACTGCGCCTATAGGGCATCAATTTTTTATATGAACTATTATGTGAGAACCTCGTAGAGATACGGGGTTCTTTACGTTTTTATTCAATTATTGCTCTAAAAATATCAAAAATAAGAAGCCGGACTAATCATTGCCGGCTTCTTGTTTTCTTTGTTGAATTTAGGAATTATGTAGTGGTATATTTTGAATAAATAATCCTCGTTATTCATTTTTTGAACCATTTCTATAATTTTCTCCTTGTACCCTATATTTGTACTTGTGCTTTGTTTGTTCAAGTTCTAACTTCTCTCCCTTCTTATTCGTAAAATTCAAATAGTTCCAAAATCTCACACTCAAGAGCTTTTGATAGCCGATATGCCACTTCAAGCGATGGCTGTTCCTGCCCCCTCTCTAACTGGCTAATATGTGAATCTGACACTCCAGACAGTTTTTCAAGTCTAGCCAGTGTATACCCCCTCCCCTTTCGCTTGTTTTTGATATGGTTCTCGCAGCGCATCCTAGCCACCTCCACGAGTAGTATACCCACTTTGAGCGAGATTCTTTCGCTATAGTAGCACATATCCTATCCACTATGGTGGATTTTTCAAAAAAATATAATATTTTATTTACTTTTACCTAAAATCGTGCTAGTATTTTGTCATAAAATACCAATAGAAAAAGATGGAAATAAATAAAAGGAATACTTGACAAGCGTTTTGAATATGCTATAATATAGCTAATTAGCAAATGACTGGTGTCCGGTCACAAAAAGAGCCTTGGAATTTTATTCCTTGGCTCTTTTTGTTTATTGCACAAAGGAGATGTATATATGAAAGAAACTATACCGTACACAGATTCAAACTATCAGCTTCAAAAATTAAAAGATAATAACCTTATTATTGAAGATGACCAGTTTGCTTCTGAGATGTTGAGTGTAAATGGATATTCTAACTTAATAAAGAGCTACCGAGACCCATATATTCTGATAGCTAAAGGAAAGAAAACCTATCGTACCGGAGTTACTTTTAATCAAATTTTTTCGCTTTATTTACTTGATAAAAACTTACGAAGTTCTGTAATGTCTGCAATGTTGGATTTAGAAGAACACATCAAAGAATGTGCAGCAAACACTATTGCACTTTCTTTTGGCACGGATCCGGATGAGTACTTGAAATTTTCTAACTATCGAGACAGAAATCGTTCTGGTCCATTTTCATTATCAAAGATTTTGAATAGGTTAAGACGAATGTTGCATACAGATAAAGACCCAATAAAACATTATATGGATAAATATAATACCGTACCACCGTGGATTCTTTTCAAAAGTGCATATCTCAGCACTATTGTCAACTTAATTAAGTTAATGAAACCTGACGAGCAAGCAAAAATTGCAGAGCAACTGTATAAAAGTCTTGCATTATCTTCTGTACAAAAAAGAATGCTTATGATTGATACGCTTTTTATTTGTTTAGAATATCGCAATCTTGTAGCACACGGAGGACGTACATACAATTATACATGCAAATGTGAAGTGCGATGGAATGAAATTTTTAATAGTGAGTCAAATGATATACCACGCGGGTTTTGCCAATTATTAATGCTTTTGAATTTTTTAGATTATAAAAAACCATATGAAACATTATCACGTACGTTAACAATTGAAACGAATAGGCACTGTATTGATTATCCATCAGATGTAACCTATTTAGGCCAAGTTTTAAATATTGATATAGAACCTGCCAACATTGTTTTTAAAAGTCCTCAAGGAAACAAATACCATACAGACCCTCACTGTAGCGGTCTTCATAACGCTATGGCACTCGATGCAAAAGAAGCGATAGAACATGGCTTACTTCCATGCAAAAGATGTTGTCATGACCAAACAACATAATGAGGATTCTTCTTTTATAACTAATTTGTTTACTTTTAACTAAAGTCATGATAAAATTTGGCATAAAATACCAATAGAAAGCGAGGAGGGAGATATTATGATATGTCCTAAATGTAGCAAAGAAATACCTGACAATTCAGAATTTTGTAATCACTGTGGTGAAAAAATCACCACGCCAATTCAAGAGTCAGAACAAACGCCAAATATCAACGGTAAGCCTATCGAGGCAGAAAATAATGATATTAAATTGTCCTCAAAAAGGCCGTTTAATATTACGCTAATTATGATAATCGTATCTATTGTAATTGTATTCGCATATTTTTCTGTCAAAACCTCATCCGATGGCACCGCTAAGCCAACACCAGCTCCAACCGCCGAAAGTGATGATACCGATTACGATGATTATGATTTTGCTTCAAGTTACGATGATTATGAAGAGGACGAGAAAACACCTGAACCAACAAAAACCCCGAAGCCTGTTTCTGCCGGATGTCTGAACGCACTTGATGCAGCGGAATCGTACTTGGACTATGACGCTTTTTCAAAAAAAGGATTGATTAAACAATTAAAATTTGAGGGATACTCAAGTAAGGAAGCAAAATATGCCGTCAACCATGTAGATGTTAGTTGGAAAGAGCAAGCCGTCAAAATGGCAGAAAGTTATATGGATTATTCATCCTTTTCAAAAAGCGGTTTGATTAAACAGTTAAGGTATGAGGGTTTTACTAAAAAACAGGCAGAATATGGTGTAAAAAAAGCATACTAAAATTTAACACAGCAAAAAAGGAGGCGATTACATGGCAAGTTATTATAGTAAACGTCAAAAAAAATACATTGGGTTTCATTCCTATTTTTATTGTGGTATTGGTTTTATACTCGGGACTTTAATTCATTCGCTGTTTACATGGCGTTTTGGTGTAACACATTTCATTTTCTTTTTTATTGCAATGCTTGAGATTGTATATTCTTTGATTCAAATGCATCGGTACCGGTCATATGCCCCACTGAAAGTCAGGAAAACGACCGGCAAGAAAAAGATACGCGGTTCTGATTTATTTACTATTGTTCTTTGTACGGTGATTGCAATTCTTGTGATTTACAAATTTGGATTCTACTAAAAAAAGAGGGGAAAGCCCCTCTTTTTTTAGTACGTCAATTTTTGCTCCTTGTTCAGTAGCATATAACTTATTTTAAGCGCTGACAATCTGATTTTGTTTCCTGTCGTACTTCCCTCATGTGTAATTAATCCGAAGTACGTTCTGTTGTCGGAATTGTCTACTGCAGGGCCTATATAATTAACCTGACCGTCTCCATTTCCGTATATATGTACCACCGTGGCAAATCTCGGAATTTGATATAATTCACCACTTGGCATCAGAGGTTTGATTTCATAAGTTTTTCCCTTTTCCATCCATATATCAATGTTTTGCGCCGTTACATCAACAAGTTTATTTCCATTCAACTCCAATACTCTAACTGTCACCTTACTGTCCGGTACTTGGTAGAATTTTGGCGTATCGCCTTCTGCTTCCTGTGACGCAAACACCGCCCCTTTGCTTTCATATTCTGTTGCCGAATTCTGCAAATTTGTTATTGTTGCAAATTTGCGGGAATCATGGATGTTTTCCGTCTTGATTTTTGTAGCTGCTGCCGGAATTGATACCGTCGCCAGTGGTATCTCCTTAATTGTTGATGTGTCCACCGGTTTCGGCAGACTTCCGATATCATCACCCTTGACTACCTCAAAAGATACTTTGCGGTTCACAAAGTCCGCGCGTGCCACAATCAGGTCAAGACGTACACTGCTTTTGTTTGCCGGTGGAATAGTAAGCGCTAACTGCTCCGTGTTCCATATCCACTTTCTTCCAACGATAGCTTTTCCGGTACCGATAAGCACCTGCATTTTGTCGCACGCCGTCACCTCCAGCTGTGCACCCAGCCCGCGGATTACCCCGTCTGACACAAGACCGTCGTACATACACGCCAAATCTTCCGCACTATATACACGGTCACCTTCCATTGAATTAAAAAAACCATATTTAACCATCTTGTTGCCTCCTTTATATTTTTTCACAACTAAGAACAAAATTATTTCCGTTCTCATCGTTGTTTTCCGTAATTTGTGACACCCGAACGGCCACTTTATCACCGTATGGGTCAATAACTGTCACGATGTCTCCCAATGTGAAATCGATTCCGTATTGAAAGATTCCGTCCGGGGCAATCTCCACTGTTACCGTTTCCGCGGTTTTCTTTTCTGCAAGTGCTGTTGTTCCCTCGCCCTGGAGCGTTTTCTGATACTCTTCGTCCGTGATGGTTCCTTCGTTTGTACTTGAAGAACTTTTATCCAGATACATTTCGCACCTGTTAAGTGTTGCGCCGGCGCAAATGGCTGTTGTTTTTTGAGCCGTTCCCTCGCCTTCGCCCACCACAAGCACCGTGTTTCGTAAGTCTGTATTGTCCGCCGTATATTCCATTTGCGATAGATTGTCAAATTCCCGGCTAAAGATTACCTCTGTTCTTTTGCCGTGGTATAAATCCATATACAGCGCGTACCCGTAACGGCATACACGAAAACCCATCTTTGCCAAGTCCATCATTTCTTTAATTGTGTCATATATATATTCACCTCGAAGCTGTCTCTGCGTGGTTTGCCCTGCTGCCTCGATGGTGCCGATTTTTAGCAGTGGAATATTTCGACTTGTGTCGGTGGCATTTGTCACGTTCTGCTCAATCAACAACCTCACTGCCGCTCCAATATCCGTATCGATATTTGTTTGTTCCCAGACAATTCGGCGATTTAGCAACGCCTCCGCGCTTCGCCCGGTCACCACGATATAATCTCCTGACTCCGGATTTGTCTTTGTTTGAATTTTCTCGATCATCATCACGCTTTTCGATTCTTCTCTTAATGCAAATACTCCGGAGTGGAACAGATTCAGCAGTTCAAGCGTTGCCGGTACTGTGATTTCGAATTCGCCTAAATCATTATACTTTTGCGTCCATATGACACTGCCGTGGTCTATTATTCCAATTTCCGTCAGTGTTCCGTCTGCTATATATACAATCATGCTATACCCCCTCATATAATACCCGATAGGTTACATCCATGATGTAGCCGGTCGGATTGTCGGTTTCTACCTGATACCGATTTGCTCCCGGTTCCACCTGTGGCCACGCCATACCAGCGATGCGTTTCGATAAAAGATTAGTTACCGTTCCGCCTCGCTCCAGCCATATTCCTTTTTCCTTTGTCGTTGTACGAATATACACATTGTCGAACGGCTGTAAGCATTCTTTGATTCCCATGCTTCCGGCGTCGGTTTTTATAATAAGGTGCTCCGTCGGTTTTGTAATCGATACGTGGAAAAGCGCTCCAGACGATACCGTTCCCGGATTATTCAACAAATAACCATCTGTTACAATCTCTGACATTTCCATTTCTTCCGCCGAATACGGAAACTCCAGCAGGGGAACCACCAGCGCGCATGAAAACACTCCGGATTCCTGCGCATCGACAAAATACGGATTCGGACAAAGAACCGAAATTTGAAACGACTGCTTTTTTGTAAACAAATCCGATTCCATGCTTTCTACATAGCCGTCAATGTATACATTTCTGGTATCGTTTTCGTAGAACAAGCGGATTTTCTTTTTTTCCGGAAAATATCGATACAACATGTTACGATTCTGCTCGATTGGGTACTCCGGAATAATCGTAATAGTTATGTTCCTCTTGTTGATACGGGCTGAATTAAACGTTTCCCCATCCATACCGGCTACTGCTGCCGTGTTGATAGTACATCCCGCCGGTGTCAGCCCGGTAATTTGCGTGATATTGTAGTTTGGGTTTTCGGTAAGTTCCAAAATCTCTCCTTTATCATTTTGTACACTAAACTCAAACATTGCTTACACCTCCCAACAAGTTTCTTGATTGTCTGTAAATGTCCCAGCGGCTTAACGCTTTCGGACTGTTGTTCGTCTGATAGAAGTTGTACGTATTCGTCGTGGCTGCTGCCGCTTTCTCAATACTCCTTGCTCCTCTTGCGGCCACATCCAAGTTTGCCGTAGTGGCGACATTCTTCATTGGTTTTACGACATTTTCTCGTACCCTCTGCATCATCTGCTGGAGCACTGGGAGTTTTCTTTCAATGCCTTTTGTCAATCCCGGAATAATGAATACACCCGCTTCTCTGTCCATCACTTTGGATGGTGAGTGGATTCCTAATTCTTTTTTGATACTGCTCACCAGTGTCTTTTTTAACTGCTTCGCTGACTTATTCAGCTCCGCACTTTTTGAATTGAATCCTTTTACAAATCCTTTCATTGCATTTTCCCCGATGTTTTCAAGCTGCTTTTCCAGTCCTGCCATCACGGTTTTAACCTGCTTTGTGTAATTGTCCTTGATTTGTTTCACCCGTTCCGCATAATAAGTGTTTGCCACTTTTTTCGATGCATTGATTTTATCCGTATATGCTTTGTTATATGCCGCGAGTTCTTGTCCGTTTAATGACAGTAACTTTGTTGTCAGATCAAGTCCATCCGATGTATCAAGGGCGGCGATTTCCGTCATCAGTTCGGACGAAAGCGTTTTTTTCAGTCCCTCCATGTTTTTGCCGTACTGGATAATCTTCGCCGTCTCTGATTTGAAATCAGCAAGCGTAACCTTTCCGTCGTCATCCTTTGTAAACAAGTCACCGCTTGATAATCTGCTCTGCAAGTCATCCTGCAGGTCTTTTACAGCGTCGTACTTTTCTTGTACGGATGAGGTCATGGATTCTATCTTTTTCTGTACCTTCTCCGCCGCTTTTTCTGCTGCCTTTGAGAACGCCGTTGAGAAAGACTCCACCAGATTCTCACCCAGTTTTTTAAAACTTTCCTTTGACTTTTTGTTTTTCGTCTCCTTTTGTGCTTTTTTTACTGCCCGGTCAACAAGTTTCTTGACCGCTTTCTCTGCTTTCTGCTCCTGCTTCGTGATGCCGTTCGCATACGCTTCCGAAACCTTTGTGCCGATGTCGGAATACTTCCCGGTTTTGTTTGCCGCTTTTAACTGTGATAAAGATTTCTTTGCTAATTTGCTTACTGCTTTACCAACTGTTTCGTATGCCTTTTCAATTCCTTCCGCAAGTCCGGATGTAAAGAATCGTCCTATCTTTGCCGTTTCTTTCGATGGTGAGTGGATGTCTAATTTCTTTTTTAAGGCGGTCAACGCATCACCTGCTATCTTTGTGACTGTTGTTATCAAGCCGCTGCTCTGTTTGCCTTTTTCCATTCCATCTTTCAAGCCTTGAACAAAGTTTTCTCCAGCTTCCTTTGTTTTAGTCTCTTTTAATTTCTTTGTAACAAGTTTTCCGATTTCACTCGCTTTCTTTCCGGCTTTGTTTTTTCCAAGTTCCAGACCTTCTTTGTATTCATCCGTTGCTTTTTGTCCGGACTTTTTGGTTTTTTTCTCATATTTTTCTAGTTCTTTCTCCGATTTTGTAACCATTTGTTTCGCCGCACCAACCATTTTTTTGGTAACACCTGGCGTTCCATTTGCTACAGCCGTTTTTAGGTCTTCATAATTCTTTTTCATATTTTTGACCTGGTCTTCAAGCTGTTTTTTTGTTCCCGTTTTTGCTGATATAAAATTATTAACCGTTTTATTAAGTGCGCTGTTTATTTTTTTTGCATCTCCGGAAATAATCGCGCTTGACAATCCCTCATAATTTTCTATCGTTGTGTTGTACTCCGTCCATTGCTTTTCATTGTCATTAACTGTTTTCTGATTTTTTTTCTGTTCATTTGTAAGTTTTGAAACAGCCTCTTTTGCAGCATTTAACTCCTGACCCCATTTCGACATACCTGCTTGTCCATACTTATCAACATACTCCTTAAGTTTTTTGTTGCTTTGAGCCCCCTTTAATTTCTTTTGTGCCGCTTCTAGTTTGGACGTGGTCTCTTCAAAATTCGCCTGCGCCTTCTCCAAATTTTGAAAAGCCCCTTTTTGCCCCTTGATTGCTGTTGCGTATGAATCTTCGTTCGCGTTCAGTATAGCCTGCGCTTTTTTTGCCTCGATTAACTTATCAATCGACTTTTTTTCTTTCTCGTAATTTTTTATAACCCGTCCGGTCATTTTTAACTCTGTACCGAGTGCGTCATTCAGTGTTGTAACAATAAATTTTGCACGGTCTTTTTGACTTTTCTTTACCTTGCCATTTTTGTCCACCATATCATCAAGCTCGTCTTTGAGCTTTTTATAGTAGTCAAATTGTTCTGTGGTGCCTGATACGGACTCGTCTCTTGTTTTTTTCAGGTCTTTCCAGCTTTTCGTCATTTCATCAACGGACTTTTTTGTTTTGTCGTGTTTTTCAATCATTTTATCAATGGATTCACTCTCTTTGTCCGTTACTTTCGTTGCGCCTTTGGTTGCCGCTGCATACAACGCCAGTCCACCCACCACGGCGCCGATTCCAGCCGCAAGCAGTCCCATCGGGCTGGCCGCCTGTATTAAGTTCAAAATCTTTTGTGCTGCTGCGGTTGATGCTATGGCCGTCTTCAATGTAACAAAAGCCTTGTATATGGTCTGCAACGTCTGAAAAAGCTTTACAAATTTAGCCGTCGCAAATATCACCCCCATCGTGCCGCCCAATATTACGATTGCGCGCTCTGTTCCGTCAATGTGTTTGATTGCATAATCTGCTAACTGTTCAATTTTAGGGAGTAATTTTTCTGCCAGAGGGACAAACAAGTCAAGCTGAACCGTACGCCCTATATTTTTAAATTTTGTCGCCACATCGTCATACTTTACTTCTTTTAACTTTTCCGCAGAGCCTTGTACCTTTTTGAACGTTTTGCCGGTACTCTTTAATGACTTAACCACCTTCAAGTTGGCGTCCTCTCCCATAGTTCCAAATGCTGTGGACGCCATCGTCAACGCTTTCTGTTCATTTTTACAGCCATTAATATCTTTTACGATCGAATCAATCACCTTTTTCATGGTGCCTTTTCCGTCTTTCCATGCTTTGAAAGATTTTTTTGTATCCTTGCTGAATATACCGATATTTTTTTCAATGCTTCCGTCTCCGAGCTTGTTCTTGACCTCGTTGATAGAATCATTTACTTTATCAAGGTTATAGGCGCCGTTCTTCGTGCCGTTTGCAAGTAACTGGAAGTATTCTTCGACAGTATACCCAGCTTGTTTAAAGTTGCCGCCGTACTCTGCCACGTTATCCCCTAATTCGTTCGTATAGTCCAATCCCTTTTGTGAACCCTTTGCAAACAAATCAAACGCTTTCGTTGAATCCGTACCAAAGTGCGTCATTAATCCATTTACGCCTCGGATGGTCTCCTGAAAATCCGAACCAAAGGTATCCTCTAGGGCTATTGCGTTCTCTGTCAGTTCTTTGACCTTTGACGGATCTGTCTCTTTTGTAACCTGTTTGACATATGCCATTTTGTCGCCGATGTCTTTTAATGATTCACCATAGCCATCTTTATACATTTCTTTCATTTTATCAAAAAATTTTTGTGTGACGGCATCGGTTTCCCCCGTAATGGCCTGAAACGAATTCGAAGCCGTCTGGGTTTCTTCTGTTATTCTTTTTAAGGCGTCTACTGCCTCCTGCGTCATCTTTTTAATACCCTCGGATATCAAATTACCGATTGCTACTTTTACCGAACTGAATCCATCTTCGCTTTTTTCTGCTGCCTGTTTTGTTTTTTCAAAACTTTCGTCCAAGTTATTCGTACTCGTACGCAACTGTTCCGCTTTGCTTTTGTTGTCTGCAAGTTCTCCGGAAAGTTTTTTGATGTCCTCTCGGAACGCATTGGCTTCTTTTGACGTTTCTCCGAACTCAAGGGCAGCATCTTTATATCCATCTTTCAGGCGGTCAAGTTCTTTTTCCTGATTCGAAATCTCCTCTTCTAAAGAAGCAAACGCTCCCTTGCTTTTTTGTTCTTTTTCCGTTGTCTCGTTTAATTTTTCCGTATATTTTTTTAAAGAGGCTGACGCTCTTCCGACTGCTGCCTCTTGATTTTTCATTTTGATATAAAGATCCTCTGCGGCTTTTGAATCTTTTCCCTGCGTTTCCGCAATCTGCTTGTACTGCTCTTCCAATGCCGACAGTTTAATCTTTTCCTGCTCCACAATTCCGGTCATCTGCTCAACTTTTTTCGCCAGTCCGTCCGTGGAATCGCTCCAGCTGTCCATCCCCGCCGTTGCGCTCTTAAACTCCGCATTGAGTGACCGGATGCGGCGGTTTGCTTCGGTGATATTCTTTTTTAACTCGGATATATCAATTCCAATTTTCGTTGTTACGTTTTCCTCTGCCATACTATCTTCCTTTCAAAAAAGCTGCCGAGCATCGCCCGGCAGCCTCTAAAACCAGCTCGTCGCTTTCCGGCGATATACTTTTTGCTTTGGCTTTCCATCCTCTGTATAATTTCTCACGTTGTACTGGTGCAACCGGCGCATTAAGAGAAAGACTTCTTTCCCCGTGTAAGTCCTTAGCCGGATTGGGTCAAGTGCCCCAAACACCCGGCAAAGGCTTACGTCCATCTCAAACATAGATTCGTAGATTGTAACGTCGTCGCACCGCTCTAGTTTCCCTCTGTGTCTGCTCCAATGTTCAACATTTCATCCGCTGTGTAAAGCGTCACATCAATGATAAGGCTGATTACCTCTTCGAGCCTTGTACGCCGCAGCTCCTCCCGTGTCAAACCGTCGAACATCGTCAACAGTAAATCGTTAATGACCGGCATCGCCTGGACAACTGTCTTGCCGATGGCAATGGCGTTGTTCTTTTCGGCAATATCGCAGTTTACCACAGCAGCAATATCTTCAAGCGTGCCGTACATCACATGGATTTCTTCCGTTTCGTACGTCTTTTCGATTTCTTTTGGAGAATGTTCTTTGTAAATGTTTAACTTAAACATGCGCTACCTCCTTAGCCTGCCGGATTTTCCTCTGCGTTCTGGGTCTGTTCGCCGCTCGGTGTCGTTTTGATGATGTCATCAGGTGTCTGTACTTTGGAAAAGAATTCCTCCTCAGACATACCACAAGAGTCAGCCGGAACAACCGTTGCTTTTGCCGATTTGTTGTCGTTTGCAACGAATTTCTTCTGTGTGTTTACACCAGTGTAGGCAAGTTCCTGACCGTTTGCGTCTGTGCCATTATCTTTCGACTTGTGTGAATCGGATGGGTTTCCGAATCTGCCTTTTAAGCGCCATACATAGTATTCTCTGCCGTCTGTATCTTCTGTGATATAGCCCATAGCCATGTATGGCGGTGTTGCCGTTCCTTCAATCAGTGCACCGGTTTTCTCGTCGAATTTCTGCCCGGTGATTGCTGATGTATTTTTCAGTGATACCGCCGATACATTGACATTGACCGTATCTGCTCCGGTTGTGTTAATAACAATCGCTGCTTCGTTGTCATAGTAGTGAGTATCACTTGATGATTCGGTTTCCTTTGACAGTTCCGAAGTACCTGCAAGAGCAAACGGTGTATCATAAGTGAGCTCGTCTTTCGTGTCTTTTTTTAACGGTGCCACCACGAGGTTTCTGATACCACGATATTCTACGATTTTTTCATCACTCATTTTTTTGTTCCTCCTAATTTCTTTTTTTATAAATTACATGGATACCGCGCCCGGTATGTGTAGGCTCGTCGCTTGCGACTGAGTAGCCCGTCCCCGGCACGATAAAACCATTCTTAACAAGTTCCTGCTTGACCGTCACCGGCATTTTATATACCAGTGCAGCGTCCGTACTGTAAAAGTTGACATCATAGTCGTAAAGTTCACAATGCGCTTTGTTATCGTAAAAGCTGGAGTCGTCTCCCGGATTCTGCCAGTATGTAAAAAAATGTTCCGGATACTCTTCCCCTTGTGCAAGGGAACCCTGCAATATCACCGGATAATCATATTGTGATAATATTTCAATCAGTTTATCTTCCATTTTCAGCCTCCTAGCAGTTTTTTGATTCCTTTTTGAAACGTCTCCTCTTGTGCTTTTTTGATTCGTTCCTGTGCTTTCTTTCCATACACATCAGCGTACAGCTTTGTGTCCTTTTTTATCCTCGGCGTGCCGTACATCAAAAAGATAGATGGTAATCCACCTTGTTTGATATCAAACCCGACCGGGATATTGGCTTTGGTGCCATCCCAGTTCACGTCGGCTTTTGTGACGATGGATTCCTGCGTGCTTCCGGTTCGGTGATGTCTTGTCATGTCCTGCACGATAGGCGGCGTCACTGCCTTGTGTGCCGCTTTCAGACAGCTCTCTGCAAGCTGTTCAACCTTTCCTCCTGCTTTCTCCCACTTTTCTGCTAAATCTTCCAACTGGGAGAAGTCAATCATGCCTTTCCTTGCCATCACGCGCCCCCTTTAACGGCTCTGACCTTTGCTACAAGGTACTGGTTTCGCATCGCGATGTTTTCCGGAGTACCTAATACCTCATATGTTGTCCCGTCAACCTCGAAACGGCTCGCCGGAGTAATGTCCGGACGATACCACGTTTCGATTGTCGCTGTATTTTCAACAACAACTTGTCCGTTTGATGTTTTTTCCGTACCCCCAAAGGTACGGAACGACACAAATACCCTTTCGCCCTCACCATACTGTTTTTGTTTCACTCCTTTTACCAGTGTTTCACCGATTGGATTTTGCAGCATAGCTGGGGTTGTGTATGGTAAATTCGGTTGCCACGCCATCTCGTCACCTCCTAGTAACTCAACTGGATTACTCTTTCTTTAAAGTAGGCCGACAGTTCGCCGCTGTACAAAAGGTCGTTGACACCTCTTGAAAGAACACCCATCACGGCAGACGACGAAAGATTTTCTTTCGGAACTCCGGCATCCGTCAGGTATTGTTTGATTTCTCTCAGATACCCAAGCAATCTCGCGTCCTGATAGTTGCCGGTAATTCCGAGCGAGTCTTTAACTTCTTTAAGCTGTTCGTCTTCCGTCATTTCTGCCATAATAGTCTCCTTTCGTCAATTATCCAGTCGGTTCTTCGCTTTTATCGGGTGTTGTGCTTGAGCTTGTTTTGCTCTTACCTTTTTTGATAAGGACAAATCCGTTCGCATCTGCAATCTTTCCGTCCACAATCATGATAACTTTGTTCTTGACTTCGTTTGTGTCGTGGTCAATCCACTTCACTACCTGCATCTCAAGATTCGAGTTCACGACGTAGTCTTTGAGGTCGCCGTAGATGGCGAACACATCACCGACAGCTGCGTCCTCGTAGTAAGGGAGTAATTCCTCTTCAACAGTCTCCACATCTTTACCTAAAAAGCGGTAGGATTCCTCGCCATTAACTCCGTAGTTGGTACGCCCAACCGGCTGGCCGTTCTTATCCTCCATACCGTCGATTTTCTCGTCAAACGTCGACTGTGCCATGATGAAGCATCCTTTGCGATAGCTCTTTTTGATTTTGGCTTTCATTCTATGCCAGCCGTTCCATGTCATATCTTCCGGTGCCATGGTGACAACGTTCTTAACTCGGGTATCATTCAAGATTCCAAGCGGCTGTGATTTTCCGTCACCCTTGATGATTGCCGTTTCAAGAGCTTTCATGATTGCCTCTGTAGCAAGAGGCACAAAAAGTTTTTGGAACTCTTCAATTGTCACCACGGAAGCAAGCAGTGTCTGCGCAATTTTGCATTCAACGCCCAAGTAATTGAACACAACCTTTTCATCTGCCGTCAACTTCTGGCTATCCGATGCTTTTTCACCAACCCACGTCGCCATCGGTTTGATAGAAAGAATTGGGATCGCTACGCCGCCCTGAATGTTGGTTTTGGTAACTTTGGCGTAAATGTTTCCATAGCTTTCCAACTTCTGGATAATCTCACGCACCAAAGTGGTCGGAATTACCGCCCCGGCATCTGCCGTTCCTGTGACTGCTGCCTCTCTTTTAATCGGCACACGTAACTCCGTAGGAATCGGTGTACTACGGCACACATATTCAAGAAACGCTTTTTTGTACTCGCTTCTTTCTGTTGGGTCGTCCGTTTCCAACTGAGATTCCGGACGTTTTGAACGGAACGCTCCAACGATACCCGCGTTTCTCATCTCTCCGGTCTGAATGTTGCTTCTCTGACCGTCTTCATTCTGACCTGTGCCTTTTGGATTTCCTTCTCCTTCGTCTTTGTTGTTTCCTTCGCCTTCGGATTCCAAGTCCTTGATTTCCTCAGCGATGTCTTTTAAGTCATCCACCGTTTCCGTCAAGCGTTCGTAAATGCTCCGTACTTCGGCTACATCTTTTGATTCCTCGGCGCGTTTCATTAAGTCTTCTTTGCGCTCCATCAGCTTCTGCTGACGTGCTTTCAGTTTTTCAAGTCTTCCCATTTTTTAATATGCTCCTTTCAATTTTACTTTTTCTTTCCACAGTTCCAGCTCGTCACTCTCCAGTGATTTTCCCCGGACACTCTCCAGCGCCCTCTGCGCACTTTCCAGTGCATCTTTATCTCTAGCCATTATTTCCGTATCTTCATAAGCTGGGAAAGTAACCGCTGATACTTCCACAATGGTTGAAATCTTTTCAATGAATCGCTTTGGATAATCTGTATCAAGATCTTCCCAGCGTTCCTCTTCAATCCAGAACATGAAGCTCATGCCTGTTATATCACCACGCTCAATTGCGCTATACAACGCTTTCGCGTCTGCGTTGTTTTCCGTATCAAGATAGGCTCGAATTTTAAGCCCTTCCTTATCCACCGTAAGCTGCAGCGTCGAATTTTTGTTGTTGTTTCGACTTCTCGCCAGTGGGATTCTGTTCAGGTCGTGATTTGTTAAAAAACAAACGTCGTGCAGGTCTGTTTTGTCCAGTGCCCCCGGTACAATTTCCTCGCGGAAGATGCCGCCGATATCTGCCTCTTTGCCATACACAACCGGACGTCCTTCTATGTAGCTTCCTCGCCCGTCCTGCTCTGCCCGAACATCAAACATAAACGCCCGGCGTTCTGCCTTGTCACTCTTGCTCATTTTTTGTCCCTCCTTTTGCTTTTGCAAGCTGATAATCAATTGCTATATCTGTGTCTATATAATTTAATGACTGTTTTCGTTTACCTTCTAACTCTTTCATTGGCTTAAGACCAAACGCTACCCTTTTCTCATTTTCGTAGAGTGTTCCGGTGTCTCCTAAATACTTCACCATTTCGACCTTTTGCTCTATGCTCATAAAGATAAGCTCGTGCGTGAAAAATGCTATCTTCAAGTTTCTCGCTCTCATGTTTTGTGTACAGAGTGCTTTTGTAAACGCCTCCTGATATCTTCCTACCAACTTCTCAATCGTCTTCTGGTAAAAAGCCTCATACTGTCCTTTGGTATAATCGCCTGTCAGTATCGATAGTGGAACACCAAACGTTCTCAGGATTTTTTCATCTATAAAGCGAATGGTGTCAGGGTCCACCAGTTTAATGTCACGAGTAATTTTTGCGTAATCGCTTTTTGCATCTAAGTGTAAAATGCCGTTTTCCGCATTGTTTAGCTTTCTTTCAAATTCTTTGATGCTCTTTTCAGCTTTTTCTTCACTCATGAATGTTTGTGTTTTTACAACACCGTTTATTGCAAAACTACTTTTCACCGCTCCCGATATTCCCTGCATAATATCCTCGTTTAGCTGCAGTGTCTTTAAAAGTGCTCGTCTGTCCGGATTTCCCGATGCATCACCGCCCATGTAGTCGTTTGCAAAGTAGTTGATCCGAATGTGTATCACATCGCTGTATGCAAGTTGTGTTTTATATCCGTTTTCAAATTCAAACTCCACAATCAAATCACCGGTCGGTGTTTCAAGAAAGGTTGTCATCAGAGGGTCAACCGGGTAAATTGCACTATATCTTTTGTAACTGCTGCCGTCTGACCGCTTAACTATGTCATACACCGGCACCGCGAAAGCGTTTTGTCGTAAGTACAATCCATAGGTAAGTTTTTCGATAAACTCCGATTTTGTCATAATCGGATTCGGATTGTCCAAAAGATTTTGGATTTGATAAACGTCGTTCTCCGGCGTCTGATAATCATTTCCAACGCCACGAATAAAACATGGCTCCAGTTTCGACATCTCATTCGCAATACATTCTATTGCCTGCTGCACTACATCCGACACGTAGATATCTCGCCCGAACTGGCTGAATATCGGAACCTGCCCAGTCATCACATCCGCATATTTTGTGTTTTTAACTTTCGAGATTATCTTCCCCAGCCATCCCATCAGCTTGCCTCCATTCTTTGACCATTCTTTTTAAGTCAGCGCGGTATCGCCTATATGTTTCGTATAAAATCACTGTTGTAACCGCTCCGTCTATTTTTTTGTTTCTGGCTGTTTTTACAACCAAACATTTTCCTTTATTGTCAACCGAAAGTCCGGCATTTCCAAAGCACCACCGGTCTACCGGGTTATTGTTATAGTTTATATTTCTTTTCTTCAAATCCGTCTCTACGAACTTGTTGGCCGTATCGAGTGTCATAGCATTCTGTAAAATCAATTCCAGCTCGCCGCCCTCTTTCGTCCAGCCGTATTCCGACATTTGCCGAAGAAAGTCCTTCGCAAATTTCTGGTCGTAACCACAGCACATCAGACGGATTCCGTATTCTTTGTATAAACTCCAAAACCAATCTGCCACGACCGTCAAATCAATGTCACTGCCTTCCGTTACGGTGATGTATCCATCCCGCGCCCAGTCGGCGTATTTTGCGCCGGCTTGGCTGTCGTCATCGTCCTCTATTTTTCTTTCCGGAATGAAGTACATGGTGTGTATGTATTTTTTCCCATCGTCCTTCATCAAGAGAACTTTCGCACAACACAAATCCATTGTCTCAGCTAAGTCAACCGCCCCTAAACACGGAGCACCACGAAATTCTTCCAAATCGTAAGACGCATCGAAATTGTAGTCTTCGAGATTGAGCCACATTTCTACCGAATTTTGTTTGATATTAAAATCCTTTGCTAATACAAAAATCCGGTCGCCCTTTGACTTTTTCGCAAGTTCTACCTGCTCCTCCAGGTAGGAAATTTTCTTGATAACGCCAAGCGTTGGATTTGATTTCATCCACGACTTGGGATTTGTAAAAACTTCCTGCTCGCTGTCTTGCGTATATAACCACGGTAGTAATCTTTTTCCCGCTTTCGTGTCATCTTCGCCGCTTATCACCCCGCGTCCCTTTTCAAGCTCATCATCCAGGTAACCTTCCTGCACAAACCCCTCGGTTGTTATGTCTACAAACTTTGGATTGTCTTTCAAAGACTGCGATTGCTCGATTGACTTGCCGATAACATTTGTTTTCATCTCGTGTGTCTCGTCGACTATTGCAAAGTCAATGTTGCGTCCCTCTTTGTTTTTGGTTCTGTCCGACAACTTAAAAACTTTCGAGTTGGTGTTTTTGTTTCGGATGAATCTTTGATTTTTCTTTGAATCGAGGTCGCGTGGGTCAATCAACTGACGCATGGTATCAATCGCGTCATATGTAATCGATGCTTGGTTATCATCGTT